CTCCAAATTTAGGGTCAGGTTATTATCAATTTAGATCATATGCGGATTACGGTACTTTTGGTAGAGTATATTCGCCCGAATCATCGGTAGTATTTGCTCAACAGATATATCAGCCGTTTAATTTTACGAGTATTTCAGCTGTAGGTTCTACCAAATTTAATAATACAAACGGCTTACATTTAGGTTTTACTGTTACAGGTACAAGTAATATTACAGTAACTATTGTACCAGAGGTTTTTGGGGGTACTTGGGTGGATCTTAAAACTCCATTATTAGTACGTGGTGATATTATTCAAGATTGGTTAATATCAGATGATATTAGAACATATAAATTAGTAGTAGGTCAAGGTACTCATGATATTACATTAGAATATAGAGGTTTTGATGTATTAATACCTAAAATAATTGTTCAATGGAATTCTGGTGCAAAATTTACTGGCTGTAATGCTAAATGTTTACGTACACCCACCGGTGGATGTCAACTATGGATAGACGGTATAAGTAATAATTCTAGATGGTATTCTAGAGATCGTAATTGTACAACGAATGTAAATGTTGATTCGGGCCCTAATATGGGTGTAAGTACAAGTATAAACGCAACAGATTACGGTACAACATTTATATCTTATATTGAAGTATTACCTACTAACAATTTTAGTTCTCCTAACTATAGCCCTACATTAACAGCACCGGTTACTCCATCAAATATGTGGGTGCAAAGCGCTGGATGGTATAGGGGTGGTGCAGGTTCTGCCAAGATTTATGATGGTAGAATTAAATATACTAATGATAAGGGATTTGAGTTATTAAATTATTGTGGAATTATAAACCCATTAACAGAAATCGGTAATTCAAAGGGGTTATATGTTGGTATATGGGTTGATTTGCGTGGTGATGGTATAAAATCAAGCTCGAAACATACAGCAAAACTTTTTGATATTTATGCTACTTTAGATTTTGAACAAGCTGGTACACACGAATTTGAGGATACTAATACATATACAGTTCCGGGTGTATTAGCAGATTATTGGTGGACTAGTATAGTAATATTAAAAGATACTAATAACCCTACATATGGTTGGATATTTAAATCACACCAAGGTGGTACGGGGTATCCTGATTGGCAGGGTAATTTCAGACCATGGGGAACAAGTAATACAATATCTAGATATAGAGGACCTGGTGCTAGTAATCGTATAATAGATGATGGTTCATATCCCGTTCAATGGACTTTTGGGCAACAGCAACAACCATATTTTAATTATAGAGATACTATAGAGATGATATACTGTAAATTACCAACATCCATGACTATAAATATGCATGGTGGTGGTTATATTAGACATAATGAGTATCGTAATATTGCTGTGTGGTTAAGTCCTATTAATTGATATTTTATAAGTGGGTAGTAAGTGTATATGTGGAGACTATCTTCGTTCAAATAGCATCATATAGGGACCCGGAACTACCGGCAACGATTTCTGATTGTATTAGAAAAGCTAAATATCCAGAGCGTCTAAGGTTTGGTATATGTTGGCAGAAAACAGAAGACGAGCAAATAGATAAATATATACACGATCAGCGATTTAGAGTACATTCAGTACATTGGTCGGAATCTAAAGGTGTAGGTTGGGCTAGACATATATGTAATAGCTTATATCAATATGAAGATTTTACATTACAGATAGATTCTCATCATAGGTTTATACCTAATTGGGATGTAGAGCTCATTAATATGTGGAAATCTTGCAACCACAAAAAAGCTGTGATATCCGGATACCCTCCAGGTTATGATATCATCGATAATACGGAGGTATTCTATAATCTACCACCAATGTCTATGGTAATAAAGGGGTTCGATTATGGTTTTGTACCTACATTTAAAAGTTGGTATATACATAATACTGAACTAATAACAAAACCAATTAGGGGGTGTTTTATAGCGGCGGGATTTGTATTTACATTAGGTAAAGTGTGTGAAGATGTTCCGTATATGGAAGATATATACTTTACTGGTGAGGAAATTATATATTCATTAAGGTTGTTTACACATGGATATAGAGTATTTTATCCTAATTTATGGGTATTATGGCATAGATATGAGAGAAAAACAAGCGAGCGTCATTGGGTTAATTTTATAAGTGAATCGCAACTGAAATCATCTTTTGATGAGTTACAAAATAAATCAATAAATTCTTTACGTAGTATATTATCTGGTGATATGTCGTATAAAAAATATCTAGGTAATGTTAATACTATAACTGATTTCGAGAATTATTGTGGTGTATCATTTAAACATAAAGTAATACATCCGGACGCTATAAAGGGGTATGAACCACCATATGCAACCCATGAAAGTTGGGTAAATGAAGTAAAACCACTAAAAGAATACAAATGTAATTTCAATATAACAATCAAAGATATACCTAATAGAGATGATTATGATTTTTGGTATTTTGGTATTCATGATGATGAATGTAATGAGTTATATAGAAAAGATATATGCGATAATTTTGATGGAATATCAATATATTCAGATACATTGATATTACGTGATATACCCACTAAATACATTATCTGGCCACACATAAAATCTGGAGAATGGCTAGAAAGGTTGGTATATGATATACCGAAAGGTGGTGTAATACAATTATGAGTTTACGAGATTATATAGGTAAAGGTAAAATGTTTGAAGGTGTGATTATCATTAATCTAGATACTAGAGTTGATAGATGGTCTTTAGTGAATGTGGAATTAGCTAAGATGGGTATTAATGATATAGTAGAGCGGCTACCTGGTATTATACATAAATATGGAATGGTTGGCTGCTCATTATCTCATTTAGAATGTGTAAAAATAGCTAAAATGCGAAAGTGGAAATCGGTATTAATATTAGAAGATGATATTAAGATAACTGAACATTTCAATGAATGTTGTGATAAGGTGATAGATCAATTAGCTCGTACCAATTGGGGTGTGTTTCATTTCGGTGCAATGCTAATGAATTTATGTAAACAAGTAGATAATAATTTGTTAAGGGTTGGTTATAATTGGGCAGCTCATGCAATAGCAATACATGAGAAATTGTATGATTTTGTTATAGATAATTATGATTGGAGTTATAGTGATACAGATAATACGAAACCATGGGGAGGTCATTACCCGTTTGATGGGTTTATTAATAAGAATGTATATGATGCGGGATTTGAGATATATAGTGCATACCCATTACTAATAACTCAACGTCCAGATTTTTCAGACACGTGGGGATATCATAGAGATTATAAAGATCTTATTGAACAATCATATGATGTTCAAATATCAAGAGAAGTGAGTGTATTAATATTATCCAAAAATAGACCAATGCAATTACATGCAACTCTTGATTCATATTTTAAATATGTCAAGGATTCAGGTAATGCTAAGATTTATATATTATACACGTTTGATGATAAATATAAGGAGGGTTATGATATTATACGGAAACATTATGAAAATAGAGTAATATTCGTTGAAGAATCTAACTTTAAATCTGATATTACTAGTATAGTGAGTAGTTCACCGTATATATTATTTCTCGTAGATGATGTGATCTTTTATAGACCATTTAAGCTATCTGATGGATGTAAAATATTGACTAATAATGATGATGTATTAAGTTTTTCATATAGATTAGGTGGTAATACAACATACAGTTACATTAATAATATTATATCATCTACCCCTCAAGAATATAATACCTCAAGTAATATAGTATTAGTAGATTGGACTAATAAACTACCATATACGGATTTTGGTTATCCTTTTGAAATATCTACATCTATGTATCGTAGTTCAGATGTATTACGTATAATGTCATTATCTGATAGTGGTTGGACCTCACCTAATTATTACGAGTTAACAGGTACTAATGTAGTAAGATCTAATACTAAAGATTTTGGTAGATTTATAGCAACATATATGAAAAGTGTATCTGTATGTGTACCGCTAAATAGAGTACAATGCCAACATTTAAACCGATGCAACACTAATCCTATATATTCATCAGAATCGTTATTAAGGTTGTATGAGGGTGGTATGATACTTAATTTTGATGATATTAATGAATATTGGAGTTCTAATAGTGTACACGTAGAACTATCACCATCATTTAAGCATAGAACAGCCTAAAGCTTAAGTATAATTTATAATGTTATCATCTGTTTCATTTAGTGCTTGTACACCTATAGGTTTAGATTATACTCATAGTAATACCGTAGAGTTGAATCAAAATCTGTATGCGTTTGCAGATGGTTTTAATATGTATGTATCACCTATATTAAAAAATGTACGTGATACTACCATGAATAATGGCGAGTTAGTAATATTATCCGATAAACTCAAACTTGAAGATTGTGTAATAGGTCAAAGTAAAAGTGTGCAACCGGTTAGTGTAGCTACTACTATTGAATTATATGGTCATGGTTTTTGGTATTGCGGTGATAATACTAATGTAACATTATTACCAGATAAAAATGATATAAACTCAATGTTTATATTAATTTTTGATCCAAATACTAATAAAGTTCGTATTAAAAGTAATGATAAATATCTAACTTACAATGATTTATCTAAAACATTTGATTTACAAAACGATTATTTTGTAGGTTTTAGTGGTACATCACCTCAAATATTCAATTATATATTAGATGATAAAAAACTGATGTTATTTACATCATTCTCGTTTTTATCATCACAGTACGCTATTGCATATAATTTATCTGCAGGTGTGTTGAGTGCTGTAGGTGGTATATCTGTAGATGGTGTACCGCCAGATAATTCAATATTTAATGTATCAGAATATCCTACAACTGATACAATTAATTATAAATTAGGTCAATCTAATTGGGTTCAATATAATAATACCAATCATGATCTATCTATAAAATCTGCTATATCCAGTGTTGAACAAAACATCCTTTTAACTTCACCGTTTAAATCAATCAATGGTGATAAGTTCAGTGTTAATGTTACCGGACTAAAAAATATATTAACACCAGACGGTGAACAGAATATTAATACGGATAATACTGTAAATCAACGAGATTATTATAGTGTATTTACTGGTGTAAACCAAGAGGGTGGACATAATAACGTATTTTTATCATATGAAGGTAACACACAAGGTATAGAATTTAAAAAGAGCAAATATACTTGGTTCCATTATCCTAATAGTGCATCTACAATTAATGTAAATGATACAACTCTAGCTGTTAACGGTTCAGTAGCTGGTGACGTACCATATAGATCTGATAAAATATTCAAAAAACGAGCTGATTACAAGAAATATAGTAATTGGGGTGAATCTCTACCGATAACACAACAGGATGGTATGTGGGTATGTACTTGGTTGTCTGGTAGTAATGATAATAATACAATACCAGTATGGGTAGATAGATATATTAATCCTACAATTACCAACAATTTATCATCTACAGATGATGTCGTTAATTTATTACTTGCTAATAGTTCAGATAATATTATATCAACAGATCAAAATAAAAGTATTGAAATAAATGGTAGTAGTATTATTACTAAGATATTTAGATCTACTCAACAAGCTTACATAGATGTAGAATCTACACTAACGTTTGATCCTGGAGTATTATACATATATCATCATATAGGTGAATTAGATAATTTATCGATAGTTAGTAGTATAAGTGGTGATTCTAAATCATATTATATATCTGAAGGTAAGATATTATCTGATACTGTTATAGGTACTGATCAGATAATGTATATAAGTGATTGGGATATTAGTAAATCTATAGATTTATCTCCATATCATAACAATATAAACATTGTTAATACACCTAACATTTCTCGAGATGAAGAGTTAATACATAATACAATAAGTACCGGGGGTAGTGCTTATGGTATATCACAATTACCGGTAGATTTATCTCAATATGAAGGTTTCACATTATCTGTAAATATATACGCGGATGATTGGAATAACTTATATGGTGATCAAATAGTTGGTAATTATTTTGATGGTGGTATGGGAATATTTATTAATAATCCGGTATTAACGCCATACTTTACATTATATGAGAAAACCAGCGGTAGGGTGTTAGATATAAATTCTGATCTTAGTACCGTACAAGATACTAGATTATCTAATATTGCGTCTACAAGTGCTGTGAAGTATTTGTTCCGTAGAGATCATGAGGACTCATATTTTATAATCGATAGTGGTAATAATCTACTCAGATATGATAGTGCTAGTATATTATTATCATCTATTAGTTTATCATCATATATTAATGGTAATATTCTAGATGTACAGATGGATGGTATAGGTAATATGCATTTATTATCTAATCAAGGTGCATATAAAATAGACTATACATCAGGTATTATTGAATATAGTTTTAGCGCTAATGGTAGTAGTAAAATTGCCGTAGATATGAATAATAATATCAGCATATTATCTAGTGGTATTATAGATTACTGTGTTGATAGTAGTAATAATATATTCACTATTAGCTCTACTGAAATATATAAGAACGGTACACATGTATTCACTTCAACTAATTTAAAACGTATATGTTGTGATATACATGATAATATATGGATATTACATGGTAATAAAATATCTAAACTTACTAATTTACCGGTATTGGTAAGTACCACTACACTATCTTCATCTGTACCAAGTAATGATATAAATATGGTATTATGCCGTAATTTACCGGGTAATGGTATTATAGATGAGTATATTGTAATTACTGATAATAATAGTAGAAAGATAACTAAGATTGATATGAGCGGTAATATATTGTTATCATATGGAACATTAAATACAGTAATACCGAAAGGAGATCCTAGCGGTTATGATTACCAGCGTAAATTCGGTAGAGTACAACAAAAAAGCATGAAAGGTATACATGGTAAGGTGTATACAACACATGCAGTAACATCGAAATCAAAGGTGTATACAGTATATGCAGATACATCTAAATTAACTTCCGGTTGGCATAATATTTCAATGGTGTTTAGTGTAATGAAGGGTACTCTATCTATATTAATAGATGGTAGATTAATATCATCTACATCATCTGACATCAATGCTAATCAATATGCATACAGACCTAGTAATTATCGTAACGAAACTAGATTAATGATAGGTACATCATCTGCAAAAAACGGTACGCTTAGAGAAAAAATACAACAACCTTGGTCATATATTTTCGATGGTGGTTTTAACGATCTAAGATTATACAGCACACCTATAGACAATCAACTTATTAAATATATAAGCCGCAACGGGTATGTTGATATATATAATGATATGACTTGGAATATGCCTGTAGGTAATAATCAGTATATTGAAGAAATTGAAAGGTTTTTTCAACATAGATTACCGGGTAATAAATCCCAACTGTTTAATTTAAAAATCCGCGGATATAAACCTATTAATGATCAAGTAAAAGATTTATTTGAGAATAGTATACGTCAGGTTATAACAAAGATTGTTCCTGCTTATACACAACTAAAAGACATAACTTGGGTACCATAATGCAAATATTACCATATTATATTCCATACAATATATCAGATCATAACAGCCCTATAACTTTAATATTACGTACAGATTCTAAACCATATACATCTATAGATGTAGATTTTGATGACGGTACTGATGTAGTTGTATATGATAGAAATTTCGGCGTAATATCATATGTTTATCAAAATTCTGGTACGCATACATTGAAATTATCAGCGTATTATGCTGGTGGTGTAACTGTACAACTAGCCGGAATTAACATATATGATGATTTTGATATACATGATACATCAACATTTGCTGATCATATATCTGCGACTACTAATAATTATTCATTACCTTATAAGTATAAAGATTTAGTACAATCAAATGATTGGGTTACAGCTGATAATATAAATGCTGCAATATATAACCTTACAGAAAATTTTAAATATCTTGAATCATTATGCCATAGACCCGATCTTAGAGGTACGGAGACTTTAGTATCGTGGTTGGGTGGACCATCACTAGATTGGTATAATATAGATTATTTTCTTTTAGGTAATAATACTAATGATTTTATTACTACTATAGATAGTAGTAATACCTTATATAATAATAATTTCATACAGATTAATTCTACAAGTCAAGAAAATCTTAGTACTGGATATCTTAGTGCTGTAGGTTTTGATAATGTAGTAGATATTACAGTTAAAGATGATAATGGTTTAGGTAATTTATTGTATGTAATAGATGGTACACGTATAATTTGTTTATCATCAGATGTTATTGCAACAAAATTACTAGATACTGATAGAGTACAATTCAATAAACTATTTACTACACCTAATTCAATAGATGTAGATAGTATAGGTAATATTTATGTGGTTGATTCATCTAATAATGAGTTATATAAATTCCGTAGGGTTAATGATAGGCTAATACTACAAAATGCTATAGGTGGTTATGGTACTATAAATGATCCATATCATTTTAGTACTGCTACACATGTACGAATAGATTCAAATGATCGTATAATAGTATCCGATAGGGATAATTACGCAATCAAAATATATGACAACCTAATAAATTGGATTCATACCATTACTATAAATTCTAGTATGGGTAAGGTTGTAGGTTTAGCTGTAAACAAAAAAGATGATAGTATTACTGTAATTACATCCAATAAATACATCATACAATTAGACTCCAATGGTAATGAGTTATATGTTACTCAATCCACAGTATTACCATCTAGTGGTATACTACAAAGTTTTATTGATTTTACTGGTAACTATCTATATGTTATTAGTCTTGGAGTTGTATACAAATATACAAGAGGTGGTTTATTCCTCAAAACATTAGATGTACCCATAAGTGATAATACAAATGCTAATCTAATAGTTTCAGGTAGATGTGATAATCACAATCAATCATTTATAGCTAGTAAAACAAAGATTTTTAGGATAGATAGTACACCACCTATAGTCAGTATTAAACCATACACAGACACACAATATTATACTTTCGATGATATCAAAATAGGTACAAAAGAGGGTGTAGAAGATTGGGTATATAATAATGCTATAAGTAAATTGATACATAATCATATAGTATTTTCGCGTAATATTGTATCTGTTTTTAATCGTGGGGTATCATCAGCTAATAAACTGATAAGATTCGATATAAGTAATAGACCCTATACTGATGTATTAACATTTCCAATATCTAATGATATGTTGATTGGAATGAATGAACCTGTATTAGTTAATACCGTAAACAGGGTATTAGGTGAGTTGTATGAATTTCAAGAAAATATACTTGATGCTATATCTCCTCGGATTTTATTAGTATATGATATTCCCCCAGTACTATAACATAATTTCTAACTAAGTAACTACATGCTAGATCGGTTTCATTCTAAATTTCACAGATATAATCACCACACAGACTATACACCAGGTTATGTAGATTCTGCTAGTGACCCGATAGCATCACCACAAGACCCATTTAAGGGGTCGTTTCATGTTCGTGGTACATTAAGTGCTACGTCAATCGATTCAGGTACTGACATACGAGTGGGTGGAACTAATAAGGGGTCTATAGTTGCACCTAATAATACTACATTAAGAACATATACACTACCTGATAGTTCGGGTAGTGTAATATTAAATTCTACTATTACTCAATACATATCATCTTTAAGTTCTTCAGATGTATCAACGCCATATGTACAATCATCTATAGTGTGGGTAGATTCTACAAGCGGTAATGATAATACCGGACTACGTAATAGAGCAGATAAACCATTCAAAACATTAAATGGTGCCCAATCAGTAGCTCAAGCTGGTGATGTTATTCATGTACATAGTGGACTATATAGTGATGTGGGGTTAGGTGCTAATGGTGTTAATTGGTATTTTGAACCGAACGCAAGAATAACATTAATTAATCCAACTACCCCTATATTCATTTATAGTGGAATGTCTTATAACGTATGGGGTAGGGTTAATATTTCTATATCTGGAAATATAGAACCATCCGGTAACGTTGGATTAGTTACAGATTTTAGTGGAGCTACAGGTACTAATAGTTTAATATTCGAATTTCAAGGTATTAATATTTCAAGTACTGCTTTACGTAGTGATTTACCAGTTACTTCTATTTTTAAAGGTACTTTCGGTAATAGGAATATAATTATACGTGGTGATAGAATATATGCACCGATATTATGTGTATTTAATGGTGTAAAAGCATTAAACGTCGGTGATTATTCCGCTCATATAGATATAAGTGAACATATAGTAGCTCAAACCATATTTTATGGTAGTCTTCAGAGATTAACATCATATATTACATCCCCAATGATCATAGCATCAGATTATGTATATAATGATGGTTCGGTTAATGATGCTTCTACTAGAGTAATGTTTGAAGCGGGTGTAATACAAGGTTCAATTTTAAAAGATAGTACTACAGGGCCTATATATTTTGATGCTTTTGATTTCTATATTACACCATTTACTGGTAGTGTTGTATGTAGTATAAAAGCTGCAGGTGAATTTCAAATATTTGGTAATAGACTAACAACAACAATACCTATTAGCTCTGGTGTAACAACATATGTAGATGTAAACACTTACGTAGTAGCTAACTCTTCTGTAAGTGCTAATACAAGTCTAGTATATTCTGATGAATTAACATTTAATGCTAATATCATAGATCTTTCACATCTATCAACCACCCCCTTTACACTATTCTATACAAATACTGATAATTCACGTTTAATTACAGATGTAGGGGATATATTAAATCCGTTATCTAGTAATTATTACACAGTAAATGTTGATGATGCAGATTTTACATCAACTAATATATCTGTAGGCGGATCAAATGGTGGTGATTATGTAATATCTGGTATTAATAATAGAGCAAGAATCAATATTACATCAACACCTAATTCCCACGTATCATTTACTGCGCTTAGTTCGTCTACTAACTCATCGTTAGTGGTTAAGGGTATGATTAATACCCTTAGTGCTAATAATATTAGCGTGGTCGGTTTATCTGGGCAATCTAACACTAAACTATATGTAGATTCTGGTACTATTTTAACTAGTACCGGAACGTATAATATAGATCTATCTCAGTTTGTGGGAGATCCAATAAAGATATATTCTATTGGTACTAATATTACTAATAGAATACCACTAAACAATGCTGATAATTTTATCATGCACTGCGGTATTTTTGAGTCTACTTCAGCGGTAGAAGTTCCAGTGTTCTGATATATTCAACTATACCTTTTTGTGTTGGTATAGTTGGCCACGTGATTGATATATCAGATAATTGATATAAAATTGGATCATTCTTACTTTCTAGTTCATTATTAGGTGGTATACTTGTACAGGTATCATCTAATCTGCGTAGATGTATCATTGTACCACCTTTAGATTTTACCCAATCTGGTTCATCAAACATGAACTCTTTAAATCTTATATCTGTGATAACACAGTAATCACTATTTACATACACCGATCTTGTATGTAGTTGTTCCTGTAATCGATCTAGAAAATATTTACCTTGTGTTTGCTGTCTTTTTATATTACCATACCAGACCATTAGTGGTCTATACATTTCTTTCTCTTCTGGTGTAGAATTCCACACACTAATACCAGTATGGTTGAGAATAAAATCTGCTAATTCTACACGTATAAAATCAGCGATACTTAATCTAGTGAATGTATATTCGGGGTATGCATCTAATAATCCTTGATAAAGAGTATCTTTACCCGCTCTAGATACTCCTGATATGCCTATGATTTTCATTTTTTATTTAATCTCTTATATTCAGAGTATACTTTTGGTATTACTACGGATATATCATCCTTAAATTGTATAATAGTATAATCTATACCACTTACATGAGCAATTTCAACATGTATAGGTTCTCTATCATTACACACTTCTTGATATTTTGGGTTGTTCTGTATGAAATTGTGTAGATATTCTAAAAAATGAGTATCTATAGGTGAAATGTTAGACATATTATGGATTCCAGTTTTTTATACAGTTTTGTAATGATTCATTAACATCAATCATTGGTATGATGCTATTAATTTTTGAATTATCAAGCATTAATTTACCGTATGATATAATACTTGGAATATCTACTCGGAGCTTATATTTTACTAGTATTGATAATAATTCTCGAACATCTACAATACCTGTATTGACTATGTTATATGTCCCTGTAGGTGCTTTATTGTCCCACAATTTTATAGAAGCTTTTACTCCATCATCAATATTCGTTATTGAGCCTATTTCAGTAAAAGTAAACGACTGTTTAGATGCCTGGGTTATGTAGTTTTTAGGGTGATCTTTATTATTAAAGATTCGTCGAAATCTACAAATATATGCAGTACTATATTTTTCTAACAAATCCTCACCTATAATTTTTGAATTGTTATAGTAGTCTTTAGTGTTGTTAGGTTTATCGTTCTCTGTATATGCGTGTGTATCAGATGGGGTAAATACATCACCAGAGGATACATGTATCCATGGAATATTCATTGATTGACATAATTCACCAATGAATCCAGGAAAAACTCCATTACTATATATACTAGCTAATTTATGTTCTTCATGGGTTGATACGCTTGGGGATACAAAACCCGCTGCATTTATTAACAATTCTGGTTTAGCGGTATTAAGAAATCCTGCTAGTGTAATTGGATTTGTATATAATACTTCTTTTCTAGATATTAATCTATATGGTATAGAATTAATAATGAAATATTTAGCATATGCTTGAGCTATATAACCAGTACCTAAAACGTATATCATATTAACTGTGAGCTACTGTAGTGTATGTTTCTAGTGATTGTGCCGGTACGTTTACTCTCCCGTACCACTTTTCACGGTTAATTGTTGCTTTATCGAAGGCTGCAAGACAATCAGTGAGATATTCAGCTAGAATGAAATCAGGAGTATTACTAACATTTTCACTCGAGGTCGAGTTGATGGCTTGTTCAATTTTTCTTCTTAGTTCCATAAGGTGTTATAATAAAATCGTAATAATCAAAACCGCAAGAAATATATATTCTAAATGGTAGTCGTAATACTAACCGTAATCGTCCATCATATCTCCAGAAATATATACGTGGTTCGAGTGGCTCATGAGATACTCTGTATAGTTTTACGTATATATCTTCCCAGCGTTCAAATACACCATCCTCATCTTCATCAGTATACGATTTCCAATATGGAATCACAATACAAGCGCCGCCGCGCCAATATCCCCAACGGAACTTAGTAATGCGCTGATACCACAGATTAAAAAGGTTCATTATATACCTTCTTTACGTAAACGTATGGATGATTCACTAGTACTATCGTAATGAGAATAAATATGTAGCACTTCAGGTATATGCACTTCTGTTTTAGCTAATGGTGTAGCTTGATCAACCCACGGTGAATCTTCACCCCAATTTAATTCTGGAAATTTACACTGCTTTGCAATAGAAGATTTCCAGCAACATACATGCCACGGTCTACGCTTTGTTACTCCATTTTTACCTTTGAATGGCTCATCGGTATTAGTTAATTTAAATTCAATAGTACCAACAGATCCATTCCAATCAACACTCTGAAGAAATGTAATTACATCGGGGTTAGTTTTAATAGCGTCTAACAACTTCTTAATATAGTTGTGTGGTATCATATCATCATCATCAATAAACACAAGGTATTCACCTCTTGCTAGTTCAACTAATGACTGTCTTTTACCGCCAATGGTGCGTTGAAAATTATCTACTAACCATATAATTTCGACTTGTTTATCGGCGGATATTTCATTAATTTGTCGATATAATTCTACTACAAGACTGGAACCAGGTATTAGCCTGGTTGGTACACCAGGAATTAATATACTAAGTTTAATATTTGACATAAGTCGATATTATAGTTGAGCCGTTAAATATCAACAATAAATTATATTGTATTTCTTTAGAATCTATTATACAACATAATACGATAGTTGATTATTATGCATCTCTAACGCTTCATTTGTAGTATAACTTTGCGTAGCCCAAACAATCAACTCAAAATATCCACCGGTGCTTTGGTGGTATGATCTGTCCTGACCTAGGTTATTCCATTCAGCTCCTGACGTATTTGTGTGATGTATCACACACGGAGATTGTATTGGCGCATTATTACAATTAATAGCGGGGCTAAAAAGTTGACCCATACAGCGTGTAGTTCCGTTTTTAACTGAGCTAGCCGCGTATGAATCCCAAAGATTGTTTGTAGAAGTTCCATGATAATTATATGCACTGGTATGCCCCAATACCCAATCTTGAACACCATTTCCTTGTCGGTATTGAACTGCATGAACCGCAACCGGAGAATTTGCGGTGATTGTCAGTGGAGTTGCTGCACCATTCTCTACACCGTTGAACTTGATGTATGGTCTATTGTTAGATAAATACAAAGCTCCCGATTTAACAAATTGAGGCTGTGAACTATTTGTCGCTTGTATCATGTGGCGACCGTTACCTGATTGGTCGTACCAAGTGCGAACATAGGCATCACCGCTACCTACCCACGAAAGTATGCTAGCGGTGTCTAAATCGCAAGAAATGGTAGATCCGAAATCTTTCTCTGTATTATCACTTGATCTGCGTAAACGTATTATATTACCATAATATGTTGATTTTAATGCACGAATACCATAACATGCCCACGGTATCGCAGTAGTTAAATTTAGAGGCCCGGTATATGGTACGTATGATAATCCAGCCTGTATTGTTGATGTGTACGGTATCATAGTACCGTATCCCGCATATCTACCAGAACATCTTTTTATCATGATATATCCTTACCCCCCCTTAGTGAGATATTTACTGTTGATACTGATGCGACGCCGAAAAACGCATCATTAGTAGATGTTAATACATAAGGATATTTGGGTTCGATAAAGACTGTATCGTAAGCAGATAATGTCAATCTTACAGTTTCACAAGACATTGCAGCGGTACCCGTACTACCAGATACATTAGGTACTAAAAATAAAGCCACACTAGCACTAGAACTCGAATTTGTATTATGTATCTCGATTTCTGATACGTATGATGTGGTACTCGCTGGATTGATATAAATTGCTTGGCATGCTGATAGATCTAGGTTACTACTTTGAGGTAGTACCGCAATATCCATTAGTTTTGAGTATGTGAGAGCCATATTTGTATTTATTGTATGTTGTGGGTATATCTACAACCATTATAACGCGTATTTGTTATGCAAATACGATGCCAATAATGATCGTTCATTGTCAAGTAAGAGTAGGAGGTATGTTGAGCGTCGGTGCGAATGTATCATTAAAAAGACTCACCCCATGAACCATCCGCATCATATAAACGGTGGCTGTCAACCCAGCAGAATAGGAATCGTCACGACTCAAGCACCGAAGAGGGTACTGATTGTCCGTGGAGTAATTCCCTGTGTCAGTCAGGGTTGGAGAAAGAAGTTGACCATTAACAAATGCTCTGATTACACCGGCTTGCCTAGAGATAGCAATGTGATATAACTCACCACTCACGAATGGGAAACTCCAGTTTGACCCAGAGGTGAAACCACCGTGCTTAAACACTGCATTGAATCCAGTGGGAAAACCGTTAGTTGAAGTTGTCAAGTTCCAATGCCAGCTATTCTTATAAGAACCTTCACAACCAAACAGACGACTAATTACCGCAGATGTACCGTATGAATTACCCGTCGGCTTAAGTATAGTATCGATTGTGAAATCTCCGGCAGGCAGGAGCATGTCAACATTTGTAGGTCCGTTGATGTATCGAGACCCTCCTGAATTATTAGCATAGAACATCTGATATCCTTCCCAGATATCACTATTCGCAAAAGATACATTCGAGGTCAATGACCAAGCATTCGGAGACCTATCAGTGATCGATGTCGTATTTGGTAGAATGAAAAGCTTGGTGTTCGACGCAGGGGAGTCTAGATTAGATTTAGATGCTTGTTTATACCTGACAATAACAATACCGGAACTACCATCACCACCCTTCCATTGACCGGTGGTTCCGGAATAACCACCACCACCGCCACCAGACCCCGTACCTACTGTTGCAGCACCACCAGCAGCATTACTATACCCGGTACCTCCGTTAGTACCACCCACATTAGCTGTACCACCACCATAACCACTCGCACCACCGCCGCCACCAGAGCCGTATACTACTGATGAGCCAGTAATTGTTGACGCTATACCCTCACCGCCCCTACCGGCTACACCACTTGCACCAGAGGTTCCCGCTGCGCTCATGCCACCACCACCACCACCCACACCTTTATTATTCCAAACACCAGATCCGTTACCACCCGAATATCCTGGTGATCCGGTACCTCCAGTAGAACCATTTGTACCACCACCACCACAAGCACCAGAAGCGCCGGGGTTACCATCAGAACCTGCACCACCACCGCCTAAGGCGGAAATACCATTAAATACAGTTGTACCTCCGTTAGGGGCAACATCAACACCATTAGTAGCACCAGCACCACTCGTACCTATAGTAACACTGTATGAACCAACACCCAATATTCGTGTTACGTTTGCAACCTCACCACCACCACCACCACCACCAGATGTATGACCACCACCGCCACCACCGCCCACTAATAAGACTTCTATTGGCGCAGAACCGCTATTAATTGTAAATGTGCCGGATGATGTAAAGGTATGAATAATATAATCTTTATATAATGACACGGTACCACCCGTTGCAGTAATGAAATCCATACTAACATAATCTATACATGCCTCATGTATAGATCTGTATGATATAGGTCTGTCTAGGTATTGTGAAAGTCTAACGATAGCCATTATAGTTTCTTACCACCCCTAACCGTAATGTTTACACCAGATAATGTGGCTATACCGAAAATAGCCTCATTTAAATCTTCAAGAATATACGGATATTTAGGTTCGATCCATATAGTATCATACGGTGCCAGTGTGCATCGTATAATCTCACTAGATAATTCAGGTATACCTAAAGATAATCCGTTATCTGGTACAAGATATAATACTAATGCAGCTGATACAGAATTGGTGTTATGTAGTTCAATGTCAGAAATGTATGTTGTAGTTTCTGCAGGGTTAATATATACAGAAGATGATGCAGATGCAGCTAACATCTTATTATATACCAAACTCGTAATATCCATTAATTTTGTATTGACTATTGCCATGTTATTATTGTTTATTTAACTGAACAACCACAAATTTCTCATATCTATATTTTGTGGTTTTGTGGTTCCCACCTCAACCATATTACCATTGATGTCGTATACTTGAGCAGTTTCACCATATACCGCATCTCCACCACCGCTAGGTACCGCATCTCCACCACCGCTAGGACCACCGCTTAATATAATGGTGTCTGTGCTTGATAGTAGCACGATACTACCTACTGCAGATAATGTTCGGATAATACCCGCATTACTGTCTATAATTTCAACCCCACCACCAACATTTTTTTGTGGTTTTGTGGTTCCCACCTCAACCATATTACCATTGATGTCGTATACTTGAGCAGTTTCACCATATACCGCATCTCCACCACCGCTAGGACCACCGCTTAATATAATGGTGTCTGTGCTTGATAGTAGCACGATACTACCTACTGCAGATAATGTTCGGATAATACCCGCATTACTGTCTATAATTTCAACCCCACCACCAACATTTATATATGATGCGCTACCGGCAGCGTTACATGCCATTATAGTTAATGTATCAGCACTAGTTAATATTCTTACTCCAGTTCCAGCAGATAGTGATTTTAATTGATTTGTAGTAGTTTCAATACCTATACCATATCCACCACCTACGTTATCAAGATAGCTGGCACCCGTACCGCTAACATCGAATACAAGTGTATCACCTATGGGTATAATAGTAAGATTGCTACCAGCTGATAGGGTTTTGAATTCTAAAGTGTTATCAATCTGCTGTTTAAAAATTGTATCTGTACCATCACCGACATTTACTGCGGTGATACTTTCTGGTATAATACTTGAAATAGTTAAAATGTCGGTGGATGACAATATTGTAGTACCACCTGTAGCTGATAGTGTTCTAATTTCAAGGGTATCTTCCTTAACTAATTGATCACCATTACCTGCATTAGTATACTTACCTTCATTAATATGTACTAATATAATCGCATAACCATCACCACCGTTACCACCAGCTCCACCTACGGTTTGAGTATAATAATTTCTACCACCACCACCACCACCACCACCACCTATAGTACCGCTAACACCTCTACCACCAATCACACCACCAGCGCCGCCGATAGAGGTATTCAATATAGTACTAATACCACCAGAAGCAGGACTATAATCACTGTAAGCATGACCACCACCACCGCCACCACCACCAGTATATAAACTAGTACCTGGTAGTGGCGGTATGAATCCACCGTAATAATTACCACTTCTACCACCAGATCCACCATTCGGTGTACCGCCCGCACCTCCAGTTGCTCCTCCAAAATTTCCAGCAGTACCACCTACACCACCTAATGTAGATAAAGATGTAGTACCGCAATTAATTATGGTCGGTGTTCCGTTTGCACCATACCCACCAGATCCAGATAATGATGTACCACCAGCACCACCAGCACCACCAGCACCTATAATAATATCTAAACTACTACCGATATCAGATTTATCTAAGGTATATACATTAACTGCACCGCCTCCACCACCACCTCCACCACCAGCGCCATTAACATAACCATATCCACCACCACCACCACCACCGCCACCACCAAATGCAGATATTTCTATACTATATGTATTATACGGTACAGAAATATTAAATGACCCCGCTGTTGATAGTATATATGTTAATGTTTTTTCATATAAAGATTCAATAACTACAAGTGAATCAACCGATTTAACATTTATACCATACCCACCACTAAGAGTATTAAACTGAACATTACCTGAATTATTACCACTATATACACTTATACCAGAACCTATACTTGATACACTCTTTACTTTAGTATCAAATATAATTGTATCAGTGGATGATAGTATAGTAACACCAGTACCAGCAGATAAAGTGCGTACGCTATTAGTATCTGCATCACCAATTTCAATTCCAGTACCTAAATTACCTAATACTTGAATACTAGATAGTCTTGTTTCTAGATAATGCTTATTAATTACATCATCATTACTTTCTGCATAATGAGATACTGTAGCACTTAATGCATTCAGTATAGGTGTTTGATATGATTTATTAGCTTTTTGAATCATATCGTAATATAAGATATTGTCGCACCTACTGCATTATTACTAGATGCAGTAATGTTTATCTTATCTCCTGCTGACAATAAGAATTTACCGGTATCTAAAAACAAACTATCATTACCTTGCAATTCTCTGGATGATAGTACTTTATTGGTAATACTTGCAGTACCTCCATTAGGTACTACATACATATTAACCGTTACTGTACTACTAAGAGAATTACATAATGACACTAATACTACAGCTATATTACCCGGTGATGTAAGGGCGTCTGTCCCGGATGTAGCTATTAATGCATTAGTAATCATGTGTACAGCTATTACTTAAGCTGTACACATGAGTTATCAACAACTACCAAATTGAATTATTCCAACTTACTTTCATTAGAGAAGTACCACGATTTAGCTGCACTAGATATAAGACCACCCATTTTTGTTAGGTCTAAATTGTTAGCTCTAGCTGTATCTGATTCTTCCTTTAGAATATCATTATAAATCCACCGAATAAAATCACCGAGAGATGTACGATCTGTTGGTTTGTTTGCTTCTCTTAATTTATCTAAAGATTGCAAACATCTAGCTTCAGTTACTACAGAAGATACGAAATCTTTTTGATTTTTAATTAGCTCAACATCTACTGCGGCAAGTGTAGTAACTTTACTTACACTATGTTTTTCACCCTTAACTTTCATCCAAAATTTGGGGGATTCCCACCCAGGGGTTACAACTTTCCATACAATACCTTCACCTACACCAGATACACCAAACGCTGCACCTACCGGGCATGAATTTTCAACTGCAAGTGTAAGTTCTTGCAGCTTGTTTTGTGATAATTCAGGATTATTAAAATCTATAGATATTTTCCATGAAGGATAGTCGTATATGTTATATATTCCGATTTCATGATTACGTATATTGGATATCACACTACGAGGTTGCCATTCATCGTTGATATTAGCACCAAACACTATAAAGCGTTTAGATAAATTACTAATTGCTACACCCTTCTGTATTCCTTGACCACACCATTCACCAAATATAACTACATCATGTGCAGAATTACATACAGGTAAAAGTTTTAATATTTCTTTTTTCTTGTCGGTATAAGTACGCGCAAATCCTGCATTATCATTTAACGGTGTAATAATTCTTTCACGACTTTGAAACCACAGTGCATCTTCACTCTTATTATAGCCTATGGCACCATTGGTTCCGTGTAGCTTAGTTGTACCTTCTAACTCTAATATAGGTAGTGGTTTCAATGGATCAAAAACCGCTACACCTGACTGATCTACACCAGTATACTGAGCAGTTTCCTTAACAGATCGTATAAGATTACGATATTGACCTATATCAGGAAATTTTATAAATTTCATATTATGACCACTGATCTACAAACCCACCATCAAGAGTATAAACAGTATTACCATTAATGGTAATATCTAGTACTTCTTCTACCCCACGACACTTTGACATTGCTTGTTTATGAGCATCGTAAACGTTAATACTGGGTACGAGAACTTCACGATTACTTTCGCTATCGAGCTGCTTAATAGCATCCGGTGTACCAATTTTTGCAACGTATTTCTTATTCACTGCAGATATATGTTATAGTTAATGTGTTTGTTTAATGTTGAGAATCATATTCTATTATAACTCAAAACATAATCAACTACTTTGTTAGTAGATATAAATAATACTAAGTAAATGTATGTATGATATTTCAACGATAATTATTGAAGCTATGGATGTAGATGAGGATGAATTAGCTATGGGTATAGAAGTAGAAGCTGAACACACTAAAGATCTTAAAATGCGAAAGAAAATAGCTATGGATCATTTGAAGGAAGATCCGAAATATTATACAAAACTCAAGAATTCGGGTATACGCGGGGAATCCATAGATACTATAATAGGTTATAAAGCTCATACTACATTTAAATCTATACCACCACTAGGTATTAATAGACCTATACCAGTAGATGTATTGTTTTCTCGAAATACGAGAATGAATGAAAAACCATTTAGAGTTACATTATTTAGTAGAGATAAAATATTAACCCATATTGAATTATCACATATTCCACTAATTGAGGAATTAAATGATTGTTATTATCAACAGAGAATATTTAAGTGGATTAAAACTGCAGATGATTGTGTTGAATTTAAGTTAGGTGTGTGGTGATTTTGATCAATAAAAAAGCTCTATTGATAATTTCAATAGAGCTTTAAATTGGAGGTAGGTGTGGGATTCAAACCCACGGCCCGCTATTAACGAACTTCTGTTTTCAAGACAGACGCTTTAAATCACTCAGCCAACCTACCGTAAAATGGAGGAGAGTGTGGGATTCGAACCCACGGACCTGTTAAGATCAAAACTTTAGCAAAGTTTCGTCATAAACCACTCGACCAACTCTCCAAAAATGGCACGTCCCTTGAGACTTGAACTCAAACATGATGTTTTGGAGACATCTGTGCTACATTGACACTAGAGACGTATATAAAATATTTTTACAGAAATAGTAATAAAGACCGATCACGATAACTAATATACCGTGATCGGTCCGTGTATTTATCTATTACAATATGTTAATATGTCGGTTTCTTCTTATTGTATTGATCTAATACAATAAAGAAGAAACCAGCTACTACATATACCGTAACGGCGTCAATAACGATCATTGGCGTCATCCTTTTCTGTGTTAATTGCTCTCCTCCTATTGGACTTGAGCGGTTATATTGTGATTTATGATATCACAAATTGTAACATTGGTGCTCGTACCTCGAGTCGAACGAGGATTTATTGATTCGTAGTCAATTGATCTATCCATTGATCTATACGAGCATAAAAATGGAGGTGCGTACGAGAGTCGAACTCGTATAGGGAAAATTCCCACTCTTTTGCAGAGAGCTCCGTATCCAATTCCGGTCACCGCACCAATTTGCCAGTAAGTGAACTCTCGCTCTGGCGTGCCATCAATTACGCGTCACTTCCGCGACTCACCGTAAGCTGACTCGAGTGAGTAATACCGAATTTAAAGACGTATTTATGTTTCGTCTGTCACCAGCGGTAAAAATGGTGGTAGTAGTGAGAATCGAACTCACATCGTAGAGCTTATGAGACTCCTGTTCAGCCGTTGAACTATACTACCAAACATCTCTCGTTGGGGTAGTTATTTCCTATAATTATTCCGAACTACTCTAATAGGTTTCGTTCGCCGAGCGTGGTTATCTCGGTGCTACTGCTCCCTGTGGGATTTCGGGCATTCTTGATATAAATACCAAGACCGATCTTACGATCTGAGAGAATTGGAGCGCTCTGAGGGACTCGAACCCTCACTTCAAGTTTGGAAAACTCGATTGCTGAACCGTTAAACAATAAGAGCGCGTAAAATGGTGGGGATACCGAGACTCGAACTCGGATTGAGTTTTACCTCATTTCGCTGTCTAAAAGCGACGCTTTACCAATTTTGCTATATCCCCGAAATAGTGGGGCCTAAGAAGAGATTTGAACTCTTGTGCGGAGAAACTCCGTCCGGTTTACAAAACCGGTGCAATCAACCACTATGCGACTTAGGCGTAAGATGGGAGCGGAAGATGGAATCGAACCACGTCAGTAAGCTTATGAGACTAACCGGGGAGCCAGCACCCCTTCAACCGCTAATGGTACCCCCGACGAGATTTGAACTCGTATAGATAGACTGAAAATCTATTATCCTAAACCGTTAGATGACAGGGGCAAAATGGTGCAAGAGGTGGTAGTTGAAACCACACGAATTAACTGATTAAGAGTCAGTTGCCCGTCCACTGTAGCTTCTCTTGCGTATTTAAATGGTGGACACAGATGGGAATCAAACCCACAACATCCTGAATGCAAATCAGGTGCTCTATCAATTGAGCTACTGGCCCGTATAATACAAGTGGTGGGGATACACAGACTCGAACCGTGACATCTTTCGGATGTAAACCGAAGGTTTTAACCAATTAAACTATATCCCCGAAATAGTGGTGGGTACGGTTGGAATTGAACCAACAATGTTACCTTATAGGAATAGATTTACAGTCTATCGTGACACAACCAGTAGTCACCTCATACCCAGAAATGGTGCTGTCGGTCGGATTCGAACCGACACTTTACGATTTAAAAGAACGCTACTTTACCATTAAGTTACAACAGCATGTATAAATTGTCAAAGATCTTAATATCAATATATAATATATTGACAATATTGCAACTAAAATGGTGGGATAAGTCAGACTTGAACTGACAACACAGAGTGCTTCAAACTCCTGCTCTACATTGGAGCTATTATCCCAAATATAAATTAACATGGCGCCCTATACGAGACTTGAACTCGTAACCTTTCCTTAGACAGAGGACTGCTCTACGTTAGAGCTAATAGGGCTTAGAATGGCTTCTGAGAATGGAGTTGAACCATTATCGAAAACACAGATTAACAGTCTGCCGGCTTACCAGTTAGCCTACTCAGAAACAAATGGCTGGGACCGAGTGAATTGAACACCCATACTGCGAGTCAAAGTCGCGTATAATAACCGTTATATGAGATCCCAAATAGTGGTAGTCAAGGTGGGGTTCGAACCCACTTCCGTTGCGTTATCAACACAATGCTCATCCATATGAGCTTCTTGACTGTAAATATGAATAATTCAATATAAGCGCGGGGATTTGAACCCCGGATCTTTCCGCCCCAAACGGAACGCGATACCAAGCTACGCTACGCTTATATTGAATCATCCTATATCTCGATTAGCGTTATTATAACTCCGACGCTTGAGCGGCTTTAGTAATTTCAAAGATCAAAAATAAACCCCGAGCTTTTTCTTGCTCGGGGTGTGATGGTTTTTTGGTTAGTTAAATAACCTTATCATCACACCTACCGAACTTAGTATTAAATGTATATGCTCCGGACATATCAATACTACATTCATTTCGGAGTGTTGTATGTTTCTGTGACGGTTGCATATTTATTAATTACTTAGACAATAGTATGATGTTTTTTGTTAAAGTCAATAACTTTTTCTAACTATTTTGATATAATTTCTGCGTATTGATTATCGGATGCTAAACTTACTCCTAATATTTTATCAACATGCGGAATTTGATCAGGTACAAATCTACCAAACTTAACAATTATATTAGGGTATTGAGATAATTGATTTATTTGATCAATTATCTCAGATTTATTATATCCGGTATATATTACAATATCTGCATTTGTACTAGATCTAAAATCAGAAATTAATCCAAGTAGAAATTCAAAAGAATCAAAAGCTTCTAAACCCCCGATTACTAAAGCTTTAGTAATCGGGTTTTCATTAAAACGTTTGACTATTGATAATGTATCTACCGTGATAGTGGGTAGACGTGATATTAAACTATTATGACACTTAACTTTAAAATTACATTCCTTCTCACACTTAAAAGTGCATGTAGGAAATGCGATATACATAGATGGTGTCTTATAATTTACAAAATCTTCATCAACAATAGTTTTAACGTGTATCAACATATTACACTAAATCCTTAGTCATCTCAGCATGATCATACCAGCGTCGGGTTGTGAATTCCTTAAATCTATCCTTAGAATATGCTTTAGATGGTACTAGGTACCCCACAATTCGTTGATATGTATCAAATACTGGTTCACCACACTCAGGGCAATTATTACTACCGACGAATCCGTGATGATTTTTACATACGTTAATCTTGGTGTTGAATGCGAAATACATTACACCGCTTTTTGCAATATATTGTAACATTTCCCAGGCACTTTCAGTGTTAGGGAAATTATTTTCAATGTTGATATGTGCGATAGCACCACCAGAGCATTTCTTATCTAAAATAGAACTCAATCTAACCTTTTCATTAATTGAGCACTTTTCAGATAACGGAATCCATTGATTTGAATATATGAACTTACCGGTAGATCCAAACAATAGGTTATCTTTCTGACATAATACGATTGCGCAACGCTCAGCTGGAACAGATTCCACATTAAATGAATAATCTTTTGTGAATGAGTCTTTTACTTCGTTAATCGCATCGAATATCTTACTAGCTAACTCAATACCCTCAGGTGTATAACTCTTATATCCGAATTCATCTGTTTTAATATATCCAAATGATTCTACTACTTCATACAATCCGAGAATACCTACCGTGCAATATTGTTTAGCCATTTCAATACCACCATCAGTATAATTAGGTAGTAGACCCTTTTCAATGTTTCGTTGAATAATATGTCTAATAACATCTAATGTTTTACAACATAGAGTAACTCGCTTCTTTAATATACTAAGATACTTCTTTTCGTCCTTATTAGATTCAAGAGCAACACGCATTAAATTGACAGTATTAACCTTAACAGAACCAATAGATAATGCGGTACCACCGATAGAATTAATAAAAGCGCTTAGTTTTGATGTATCTGATACTAAACGGCAGCAGTTTGATAGAGATGTTACATCTTCACTAATAAAGAAATTACTATCATTCCATGTAGTATTATGATCACTACACCATTTAGCAAATTCTTCATCTACGAATTTACCATCTCTATACAGTAGTGAATAAGTTAATACAGGGAAAGTAAATAGATTTTCTTTACGGATATTAGATACCACTTCCATGAAAATCTTTTGATGTGTAATAATGTTTTCAATCTCATCAATTACATACGTACCGTCGGGGTATTGAACGCCACCAAATAATGACTGTAGGTAATTACGATCAAAAATTGTCATATTTACGAATGCAGTTTGATCTACCCGCATGAATGGTTGATTCAATCGGTATACTAATTTCTGGAATATTTGACGGACATAATAATCCTTATCTTTAATAATATGTCCTGTTTCACAGTCCTTTTTCCAGAAATAATATGTCCAGATTAATACATTTGCGATGCCCACCGCACCGCTAGATCTATTTGATGTATAACTGATATACTCAATAACATCATCAATAAATGTGGTTAGATGTTTAGGTGCTTTAGCATTGTATTTACCTAAGAAGAATAAACCTTCAGTTGCTAGTCGAGTTAAATCGTATGAATAGCAATATGGCATGAATGTCGATGTGTGAGAGTCATGTAGGTACATAGCCCCAGTATATTCAGCTTCAAGCCAATCCTTTGCTGTTTTTAGTCCATACTTCTTCTTAAGTTCATAGAATATCTTATTAAATGCAAAAAGTTTATCGTGTGATTTTCCCTTTTCAGATAATAAACTTCTAATATCTCTCGTGGAAGCATTTGCATTAGAATCAATAGTTGCATCTGCAACACTCTTATCGATAAAACCATCAATAAAATCTGAGAAATTTAGTTGAGAATCATGAAAGCCGTTAAGCAATTCAAAATCTTCACCATATTCGCTTGAAATCTTATGATATGCGCTTTCGAAATCTTTTTTAACTTTTACTGTAGTAATCATAGTGAATTTACAAAATTAATAGCATCTACAAAACCCATGCGTCGATCATTATAATCAAGTACAGGAGATTCTGTAATACCTAATTGTATCATTTCATCTACATTAGTAAATGTAGTGAACTCGATATTTTTTGACTTTAATTTACTCTCTAATACCCGACATTTTGGGCAATGGGTAGTATATAATATAATCATAATATATAGAAAAATATACTAGCATATTAAATGCTAGTATGTTACTTACGTCAATAATTTTTATTAGCTATTTAGTGTATGAATGTCTGGACGATTACGATATAAACCATTGTGATCTAACCCGTAACCAATAACAAAATTATTAGGTATATTAAACCCAACGAAAGTAGCTTCAAATGGTACTTTCCTACATTCCTTCTTATCTAATAAAACACAAGTCTTAAGTGATCTTGGTTTCATATTAGATATTACATTAGTAATATTATGTAGTGTCAATCCGGTGTCTAATATATCATCTACTAATAATATATCAGTATTTTCGATATTATCAATATGATTAAGATTGTTAATCGCTAATACTCCAGTGCTCGTAGTACCTTTATAACTAGACGCTTTAATACTATCTAGATATATATAGCCGTTTAATTGCCGTATTAAATCGGCAGTAAACACTATAGATCCATTAAGAATACTGATAACGGTTAATGGGTGTGTAAGATCTCGAGAGTTATCAATTTCTTTTGCTAATTCAATAACTCTCTGCTGTATTTGGTTTTTATCTATTAAAATCATTGAGTATTTGCAAGAGCAATAATAGCTGCATAGCAGTTAATTTCTGGATCCATAACAGTAGTATGTCTAAACATATGTTCTGCTAATATGATCATAAATTTACGTTTACGTTCTTTATGTTGTGATAAATTTGTATCAATATCTACAGCATTGAACATATCTTTGAGTAATCCGTGATAATCTTTATTATATACCGTATCGTTTTCAATAATATATCTACGTATAGCGGTTACATCCTCACCAGATATTACCTTACTGAGTACACCCTGCGCGAAATCTAACCCAGCATTTAATTGCTGAATGTTAAGCTTTCCGTCTATTATACTCTTAGCTACGACATTAATAATTTTTCTGATGTCAGGATATACATTCCTAATGAGAGTTATTAGGTTAATCTTTTGATCAGTATTTACAGAAATCTTTTCACTTACTAATATTTCGCTTATACGCTTAATACAGCCTTCAATAGATGGTATAATATCATAATCCTGACATCTACTTTGTATAGCTTGAATGATTTTATATCGATAATTAGCGGTTAAAATGAATCGTACATTGTTGGAATATTCTTCCATACAATTACGTAAAGCTTGTTGAGCTTGAATTGATAACCCGTCCGCTTCATCCAGAATAATAACTTTGAGCTTACCATCAATACTCTTAGTGGTAGCAAAACTCATTATCTTAGTACGAATAGTATCAATACCGTTTTCATCTGATGCGTTAATGTATAGATATGTACAATCAAGAATATCAGTAACTATAATCTTAGCAAGAGATGTTTTACCCTGACCGGGCGGACTTACAAACAATAAATGGGGTATAGTTTGTTGAGATCTAAACTCTTCAAACTTCTCTTTTATGGTATCTGATAGTATAATCTCCCTGAGTACTTTCGGTCTATATTTCTCTACCCACAGATTTGAAAATATATCCATATTTATTATCGACCCGAATTACCGAAACCGGCTGCACCACGATTAGTTTCTTCTATTGTATCACTCCAGCCTACACTAGGTTTGATGAGTGGGAAGAATGCAAGTTGAGCAATTCTATCACCCTTTTGTACTTGATAGTCCTTATCTGAGAAATTATATAGTTTGATACCTAAATCGCCTCTATATGGGTTATCTATAACACCTAAATGAGGTTGAATACCGTGTTTAAATCCCATACCACTTCTAGGTAATACAATAAACCAGATGTTTGGTGTTACACTAGCAACGGTTAATCCGGTCGGAACTATAGCAGATCCGTTTGCGGGGATAAAAACATCTTCAACTGCAGTAACATCTAGTCCGGTGTCTTCATCTCTCTTACTACCCGGTAATACTGCATCTGGATGAGTTTTCTTAAATTGAATACTATATTCTGATTCAAATGTATCGAAACAAGCTGATAATGACATATTTGTAAGTTATTAAATGTACAGGATATATTATATGTTATATGCTTGTAAATTCTACTATATCATCTAAATATTTGATATGGCTGATGATTTTCCGTCTTTACAAGTTGATGACTTATTGAATCAATTACGTACAACTCCCCCAGATTTTATCGTTAAGAGTGATAGTAGTAATAATTCTATACTAGAATCATTATCAACTGAACCTGTAAAAGAGGAGGATCTTGGTGATTATATTATCAAGAAGACGACAACCTTAGTGGATCAGACAATGTCTGCTTTTAAAGATATAAAAAATATAGCGGTAGCGTCTAATGACCCAGATACAATATCAGCATTAGCTGATTTAGTAAAAGCTGCTAATTCTGCTATAGATAGCTTAAATAAAATCAATATGCAGAATAAAAAACTAAAATCTGCAAAAGAAGTTGCTGCTATATATGCTGCAGCAAAAGCTAAAGAAGATAAACCACCTTCCAGTACGAATATTATTACAATCGGTTCCAGAGAGGAAGTATTGAAAATATTAGATCAAGCTAAACAAAAATCTTCAGCAATTGATGCTGAATATACGGAACAAACACTATCTACTTAACGTACTTAGGATTTTTAACGAATACAACATTTACTAGATGGGTAATACAACCGTCATTGTAGAATACACTATTAACTATAGATTTCACGGTATCCCAATCCCCACCTGCTAATCCACAAGATAGGTTATATGGTAACCCGACTAATATTGAATTAGTATCTAGTGTTGTATTATCTGTAGTTTTTGATAGTGCAAAACTCTTTACTTTTTGTAGTGCATCATTTAATGCATCATAACTAACAAATCTACCATTAGAACCATAACTTGCCTGTGTATACATATTGATAATATGCTTACCTGTTTGTATATCACTGCATATAGAAATATTACCTAGAGTGTTCACTCCATTCTCACTAGCATTAGTATCTACCTTGTATACATCGGGGTATCGTTGTTTGATTTGTAGAGCTATACCGGCTCCCATCGTATTTCTGCAATTACAACTATGAGCTATAATATCTATACCTTGTGGAAAATCAAGCAAATCTCCTGTTATGGTATTAATCATAATGTAATACAATAAAGTATCTTACACAGTATATGTAGTATTTGATCTTCATGAGAATTAATGTGTCTATCACATTTTATCATATCTATCACATAATGACATAGTAATTCTACGAATGCATATATTACATTACCTGTAATTAACTATACTACACCTGCATGTATAAGTGAATGTGACAATAACCAATATCGCCAATTAGGAGATTGTATATTATCTCTAGGTATGTTAGGGTTTTTTACCTTTAGCCATTGCATCTGACTGTAATGCAAAATCAGCAACCGCATGACCAATAATTAGCTTAAACAGTAGTTCCATAATTAGTGGGGGTTATGTTCTGTATCTGTATTTTATCTTTACAATCTTTACAATCTACTATAACTTTAGTGTTGAAACTCTCCGTATTTTTCTTACTCCAATCAATATCATCATAATTATTACGAAATTGATTGGAGTAGTTATTTCTGGGTCTGTCACCTTTACCGTTCATATGTCGTGTAAGCTAAACGTACTCGTTCCCAATGCAATGCTCTCTATCACAATCCATACCTAGTGGATAATAACTTTTACTCATATTTTTATCCGCCCGTGCTATATTATCTTTTATGAATAATTCATCAAGTTCAGTTTGAATTTGTTTCTGGGTGTGTGGGGTGAGTAGTGGCCACGCTTTAACTAGATCATCAGCGAAACAACAAGAATGTATCGTCATACGGCCGACGAAATACCTAAACGACCAAAACACTAATTCATCCACACCACCCTGAAAACACTTAGATAGAAGCACATCTTTATTTTTCATGTTAAATTAATAGTGTATTTATTAAAGGCTATACTACGATCACCAACTAATTTATAACCAATCTTTCTAGCTGTAGTTGCTATGATTTCAACTGTAGTACCCGGTACTTTCTTAACCATAGCTTTTTGTGCATTACGAAGTGTAGGATTATATCCCTTACTATGAGCTTTCATGATATATCCCTTAAGTAATGAATTTAGGTTATAAATCTTAGGTTTAGTGGTTGGTGAGTGGAGTTTTGATAAATTATTAACTACCGTCGGTTTATATCCAATCGTATCTACTACTATAGTGTATGGTGTTAAATGTTCACTATTACAAAACCTAATACCCGCTGAATCGGTAATATTAATCTTTAATACGAATTCAAGATTCATAAGAAATTCAATACGATCTAAATCATCTAATTTTGATCCAAAATCAGTATGAATTGTAATATTACTCTTAGATATACCTGTAGCATCCTCAATTATAGATAACACTTCATCATATTTAGAATATGAAGTAACATCGATTAATTGCGATACTAGCTTATATTCATACCATGAATTAGCACCATAGTTAGTATGTAATCTACGTGTAAGATTACCATTCATGTATAGTGATTCAATGACCTTTTTAACTGTTGAGTGTGAAACATTTTGAGTGTTTACATTATCAACTTTAAGCGAATCATTTTGAAATTCGGTTATAGTATATAGCTTATTATTTACATCATCTCTTATTGCTTGTGTAACATCATAAGCGGAAAATACGCTATTTGCAAAGTCTGTGTTAATAATATCCGTAACAGCTTGAATTAGTGGTTTCATAAATGATATGTGCTATATGATAGGTGTGAATCATTATATTTCAACAATATAATTACTCAAATTCTACTAAATATGTGAGATCAAATTGGTTTTCATTATATACAATCATTTCATTATTGATCACACCTGATACTCCAGCTTTAGCAAATGTAGAATTATATCCACTTTTAGGGTATGATCCGTAATAATTAACAGGAGTAAAAGCATTACCCATTGCAACATTACAAAGGAACATAAAACAGTTCGTTTCATACTTACCGTCCCAATATCCATACGAGTAGTTTAAAGATTTAGTACTCTGATCACTGAAATAGCATCCATGACCATATAGTTTACCGGCGATGGTCGCGGTATTAGGTGGTGTCACTTTAAGTCCACCCTTAAGGATTGATAATATATTAGCCTTTTTAGTACCGTGCCACAATTCTTGTATATTACCAATACTTTTACCTGTATTAAACCTCGATCTTACAGTTTCAATATGTACTGTATAAATTTCCTTGATATGTAACCTATGAGATGAGTGGCTAGATTTCTTAGTACTATCAAATTTTCGTTGAATCCTATTGCGCTCATTAACATCAGTACAGATATCCATTTCAACATTAAATACTGGGGGTGTATTAGCCGTTAATGTGGGTACACCGGTTGTAGTGGGTTGTTGAGATGCTTGATAACTAGATTGTAGTGAATCAAGAATATCATTCTGTTTGATCAATAGTTCATCACTACCAAAAATCTTACGAATATCAAACTTCATGCCAATATCTTGAGGTATGATTCTCAAATACTGAGAGATGTCTGATTTAACATCATCTAAATTACGAGCTTTTTTAATCTTTGCTAGTATATCGCGAGCCTCATCAATACCGGTAGGTGTAACAATACCCAGCGGTGTAGTAAATAAACCAGTATTTGCATTATACTGAATTTGTGTAGATGAGGTGATCTGGTGGATGTTAGCTTTGATTAACCTATCAATCAGCTTATCAAGTACTGGTGTCTTTGTTCGTATCTCTTTTTTAGCTATGACACTAACATCAGATATAACACTAACACTTGGTGTATTAGATGAAACCGTCTTGAGGTGTGTATACCCCTTACGAAGTTTTTCTTTTTCTTTTGTATCGAGAAAATGTTGACCCGCAGATGGATGTTTTTTAGATTGTGAAGCTTTACCTACACGACCCCACTCTACGATCACATCATTATTATCATATAGTGTACCGGTCCAATACTTATTGTTATTAGCATCGACATCACACATGATGAGCCGTACGGTATTGATTATATTAGGCATGATATTAGATTCTGAAGGTTTTGTTATACTGTACGGTGATTATTTGAGTCATACCGTTCAAACCGTTCACAGCATTAAAGATTTGATCTGTATTGTATCTACCACTAAAGTGCGCGGCAACCATACGCTTAACATTGTATCTATTACACAAATCATATGACTCTTGCAGTGTATAATGTTTATCTCCCTTACGATCTTTATGATTAATAAAGGTACAATCCATTACTACATATTCAGCATCTTTAATATCATCACCATTAATCTTATATGCATCAAGCGCATATGCAAAAATGGTGGCTTTATATGCTTCCATTATATAAGCTTTAGATACAATACCAGACTTAAGTAGTTCGGGTACGTTCCGACCTATATATTCTGGTCGTAGCTTATTCCGAGTTTCAACAATTCGGTAACCTAGAGATAATACATTTTGTTGATGATGTGTTGTAAATGTCTCAATGTGAATTAATCCGTTAGTTCCGGGTATATTTATATTAGTACCACTTTTAACCGGAACCCATTGTAATTCAAAATTTAATCCACCTCGTATAGTATACTGATTGACGATAAAGATCTTAATAGATTCAACCAATACATCTCCATCCGGATAGTAAATGGTTAGTGGTTTATTCTTATCACCTCTCGCGGAATTACGAGACCATACTAATGATGGTAAACCTAAAATATGATCACCATGACCATGAGAAATACAAACCCGCTCCACACCAAAAATATGATTACCTTGATATGTTGCAAAACCTTCACCACAATCAAACAATGTTCTGGTTGGAATATGATAACACCAGGTGGAATACATTGCTTTTGATTGAATCTCAATGGTTGTATTATTCATGTATGAAATTATGATGCATAGTAACTAACATGCAATAAAAAACCCCCGATTAATAAATCGGGGGTTTTTACTATTAGTTTATTACTTTACTATTCGAACATCTGACAAACTACTATAATTATGATCTAATATATATCCTGCATCATAAAGTATATCACGTATATCACCTACTGATACACCTTTAACGGCTTTTTGTGCATTACGAATGGTAGGAAAGATTCCTAACTTCAACCTACCATTAACATACTTGATAAGTTTTACTTTAACATCTTCTGTTTTAAGTTTTTGTGTACCACCAATTTCAACATTACTAACTTTATTAACCTTCTTGGTGTTTTTAACAGGTGGTGCCCAAGTATCGAGGTTGATAATTTCTGTATGTGGTGGTATGCTATTATCACTCCAACCAATATCTCGAACTACTTTCATTTTACAGCATCTACCTTTAGAATTTTCATATGTAGTCGGGATAGATACTACATCCATAGGATCTACTTCAACTAAAAATCTCTTAGATGATTTATCGCCACCGAAATGGTAGTTATAGTAGTTAATAGATGCAAAATATAAACCTCTACCAGAACATACACCCCTACTACTATCTACCTTCTCTCTATCCATTTCTACACATTTACCCACTTCATACAAAATAGTACCGGAATGGTGATCATAACCATCTGATCGTGTTACTTTATATGCAAGAAATGTACCATTGGTGGTAATCGGTAGATCATTAACCGCAATAAAATCTAGTAATCCAGATTGAATAATATTATCCGGATTTCTTGCAATCTTATTCAATAGATTATAATATGCGGTAATATCATATCCGCTATAAAACCAGTCAGCAATTTTCTTAGTTAGTTTATTATTAAACGTTAACTTACCAACCGTAATATTACCATTATTATCAACCTTAAGTTTCGGTATTTTACTGTTTTTAGATTTCTTATTAAATTCTTTAACTATCTTCTTTGTTGCTGTCTTAATGTATCCATATTCACCTAATAATGATTCAATACCAGATGGTGTACCAGTCTTTACAGAATTATATATCTTTTCATATCCGGGATCTGATTTTAATATTTGATATGATTTACCATTAAGAGTTACTACTAACTGCTTAGGTGTAGATATGTAGCTAATTTTTAATTTTTTCATGGTTGGTGATTATGATACTACTAAATTATGATTGTTCAAGTGTTTGTTTTACTTTTCGATAATCATTTACAGCATGTATGTATTCATTGATATGATTAATGTTAGATATAAGACATTCCGATATAGTATTGACACTTATATATTTACTAATATTCGATACTAATGGGTATTTAGTAATGAAAGATGATAGTAAGTCTTTATATCTATCTTCCCTTGATTTAAATTGCGGTACATGGAACGCTGTATTTATGGCGTCTAATAAAAAATTCTTATTATATGTATTACTGCTGTCTGTAGTTACGACTAATATACTATGTTCTATTTCTTTAATAGTACTACGTATAATATTCTTTAAGTCTTCATGAATATCCCCATTACTAATCTCATTAAGTTTATCAATGATTTGTTTATTGGTTTCGATATTACTAATACCAAACGTAAAGGTAGGTACGTTATCAGCTATAGCTTGTAGAATATGGGTATTATTAGTTACAAATGTTTGTACGTAATTATCAATAGTAATTAATTTACTATTAGATTTTAGTATCTTCGTAAATAATCTATTAGGTACATAATATATTTTAGCGTCTGTTTTTAGTTGTTCGCATATAACTCTAACTAATCTTTCAACATCACAGACACTTAAATTGTCACATATAGTATTTCCATGGTGAGTGGGTATGATTATACCACCCCATTCTGTATACGGATCTGTGGTATTGATTTCTGTATATGTTACATTGTTTGTAGCTGCAGAATATTTAAGAATTATTGATTCATATACCTGTGCTGTTTTAATCTTTTTGGTCGGTTCAGTGGGTATTACATCCTCCCACTTCTTCATATAAAGTGTGGGATTGAATCCAAATACTTGTATGAAATGATTGAGACCTAATTCAGTAAATGCATAATATCTACCGGGTGCTATAGTACGAGCTTTTTTAAGTTCGGGTGTTTTTTTAAGGTCGTTTTGATTGGTGATGATATAATAACTATTAGAGATGTTTTCCCAATTAAAATTCATAGATCTGTATTCATTAGATCTTCTGTAATCAGAAGATATATGATACATACAAGCCTCAAACTGTTGCTTACCTTGTTCGATCTCCCTATATTTTAGTTTACCGGTAACAGGATCTCTCTCACCAACTATTTCTGGATCTAAATAACCATTTTTATCGGGTACTGCGGTTGAGGGTATGATAGGTGTATATTTGGATATAGTACTGAAGTGATCAAATAAACACGGTACAGTAACTGTTAGTTTAGTGTTAGGTTCTGTATACTTAATGTTGATATCTGAATCACAATCAATAATTTTACATACAGATTTATAATAAGCTGCAACATCTACTAAATCCTTACACTTATTAACATTATCTTGAATAATCTGATATGCTTCATTATATGCTACATCAACAAGTTGATTAATAAATGCAGTAGTCTCCTTTGTATACTCAACAGCTTCTCTACTTGCATTGATAGTTATAGAGCCTATCGGTACATTAAATATAATATGGTTATATTTAAGAAACTTATGAGTGTGATCTATCGGATATTTTACAATACCCATCTTAATATAAGAAAAGGATAATGAATCCTTACATTTATAACAAATCCAATTTGTACCTTCAAAGTATTTTACGGGTGGTTTGAAGTATTCAGATGTATCATAAACATACGGAATATTAATATCATTAATATTCGTTACATTGAATTGAACATCATCTACACCATATATGAATCGTCTCAGTTCATAGCATAAATCTCTCCACATTTCTCGTGGAACATTAATAGATATAGCAATACCGTTAGGCTCTGTGGTGTTAGATTGAGATAGTGTAGCAATTTTACCACACTTTGTCTCATCAATATAACATAAATATTCAGTACGTGTACCATCTAGATATGATGTAACATTAAATGAGTCAGTAACACAAAAACCTACTAAGCGTCCGATACCCATCATACCGACAAACTTATTTGATATCGACCTAGTAGATTTACCTACTTTAGTGTATATATTACGGATTTTATCATCAGACATGCCAGTACCGTAATCACGAATAGTAAACGTAGAGTTGTTAGTATCCGTTGGTAGTGTGTAATCTATACATTTATTCCTAACATCTAACTCAGAACCGCCATTATTGATAGCAAGCTCAACCATAGCATCATATGCATTAGAAGAAATCTCACGGATGAAACTACCAAGCTTATTTGAGTATAGTTTATTACGTATGATCTCAAGTATTAATGATACATCTTCTGTATCAATACCGAACGTATTTTCATCGAAGTCACCAGACCTCTCGATGGTTATTGATGAGTCGTTTCTAATCATACAATTATCCTTCCATTACTGCTTCCATACTGTCCGCAAAATTAAAAATGATGTTTGCGTCATTATGGCCTTCAGTATTATTCCATCGTAAATTTACAATAGATGAAACACCACCATTAAAACCGATGTATACCTCACATCGAGGTTGACGTTTATATGTATCAGTAAACCAATCCATAATCTTAGTATACACGGAATATGATTTCCGGAGCTTAGGATCTTTTTCAAAAGTTACAAACGTAAGATAGTTCATTAGTCAAAAGTATTAATTTTAGGGGTTAAATGCAATATAAAATACAGAAAAATACATAAGACACATGAAAAATACGTGTGTCTCAATAAAAATATGAGTATTATTGTAGTTAGGTTGTATACTGAATGCCAGTGAGATTATGGAAAATACTAGAATACTTGAATAGACATCAGATCACTGTTCATTTTTATGTGAGTCACAAATTAATTCATGTAACTCTCTATTCCAACCACATCGGTATTCTATATCTTCATCTGTAGATGAAACAGCATTATGAACATCAATCAAATCTTTATGATATGTTCGATGTGTAGTACCATCCTGTAAATTAGTAGTTTCTACTGCAAATGGATATTCTGAGATATCAGGTAATGAAATCATTTTTTAATATTAATGGGGAATTTAAAACGGGAAGTAAGATTGCTAGTACCGGTAGTAGTTGGTCCTTTATATGACGCAGTTAAATCCTTAACTACAGTATTTGACGTTTTTGTTTTATGCAGTCTTTGGGTTATCATAACAAAATTATTGATTGTTTAGTTTCCATTTAGCATTTGACCCTCTCCCGTCTTTAACGAGTATATTGTCAACATTAGTTAGAATTCTCAAATAGTGTTGTACTCTCCAGCTATCGTTGATAGCCGCATGTAATTCACCAAGCGTAGCGGTTTTATGCTCTGTAATATATTGAATAATTTGATCGCGCTCTTTATCACCGCGTTTAGTTGCTTGATTCATTTTGTTAGACTCTTCAACTTGAATTACTTTCTCAAAATTAAATCCGGTTTCTGTCATTTCAAACTTAATTTCACCGCAACGACCGAATCTATTTTTATATACACGAACAGTTTTAATAGTATCTACATCTTCATCTGTCTCAATTTCCATATTCATATCAACTGTATGTGGTACAAGTGTGCCACCTTTTGCTGTACCTACGGATGTAAGATGTTGAATAATACCCAATACGCATTCTTCTTTTTGTGCTGTAGCAACCAGCTTTTTAATTGCGTATTTTTGTAGTGCTAACGGTTTAGTAATATGACGACATGTAAGGAATTGAAATGAATCGATAATTAATACATCTAAAAATTTCATCATTCCGCATAACTCATCAACATCAGTCATGTTAGCAATCTGAACTTTAGTTAAACCTAGACGTTTAGCGTTATAAGCAATCTGATAGATGTTCTCTTCACCGCTAGCATATCCGGTTAATTTACCATTAAGTTGTAATGATTCTAACATCTGTAACAGGTACGTAGTTTTACCAGTACCAGCCTTACCTGTTACAGTGAAGGACGAACCAGGTAAAAATCCTTGACCTCCTAGTAACTCATCAAACAATTTAATACCGGTCGTAAAACGCTGATAAAAAACAGGAGGTATTTCGATTAGACCTACTTGTTTAAAACCTGTTTGCGTAAACTGAAGAGTTGTTTCTAATGTATCGTTAGACATTGATCAGTAAAGTAAAACTCTTGAGTTAATATGCAATAAAAAAGTAGGATTATTTGAAGTATAATTGGTGGTTGAGATTAATCAACTTTATGTTTTTAGTTGAATACTATGTGATATATGGGATAATGATTCATACATTTCATAAATATATGACAATTAATGAAGCTCAAACAATATCCGCACTCGCACGTAATGCTAACGGTTGTAAATTCGCCTCTGTTTTATACCGCTCTGTCGACACCAGAGAGCTTGCTCGCTATTCTCTACTCATTGGTGTTAGTTATGAAAATGCTGTAGATCGAGATCTTGAATTCTTATATAGGTTAAAAAAATATAAACCGTATGGAGATGCAAATACTCCAGCAGCACTAGTACATATTCAAGCCGTTGATGAATTAATTAATGGGCTTGAGCGTTCTAAGAGTAAATTTAATCAAACATCGAATGCCGCAGACATCTATACTAATATCTGTAATGGTATTAAGAAGCATAAGGAAACGGGTGTATTCTATTTATGGGGGTTTGTACAACAGAAAACGGTTATTAACCCATCTACGGTACCATCTAAGTCAGTACAATCTAAACCCCTCACTATTGAAAAAAATAGAATACGTAGTAAACTTCATACAGACTCGTATCGACAATTTAAGATTGATAATATTGGTACGGTCAAAATTAACAATCAAACACTAGTATTAGAATAACATTATGGCATTAACTAAAGATGATGTATTAGAAGCTCTACAGACCGCTAACATTGATCCTGCTAAGGTGCGAGACGTGGTAGAGAAGCTTAATCAGATTGAGGAAGAGAAGAAGGAAGAGAAAGCTGAAAATAAGACACCCAAACAAAAGACTCAGCATGTATTGTTTGTTATGGATGACGGTACACTTACCGGTAAAGAATTAATCGGTTATGCTGTTCAGATTCCATCTGATAGATCACCATCTACAGCTTATGGTAGTTTTGTGGATTGCGTTCGAGGTTATAACAATGGAGCAAGAAAAGCAAAGAAACATCCCATTACTAAAGTGGGTGATGGTATGATTACGCTTCGTGGTAAGTGGCTTAAGGATGCTAAACTCAGCATTAAGACAAAAGAAGCGGTATTAGTGATGCCTGTAAAGAATGATATTGATAATCCCACTAAGGAAGTTGTAACTAATGACTAATTGGGTAAGTACTTAATATGCCCAAAACTAGTTATGTTGATATTAAGAGTAAGTTACATAGTATATTAGATTCGATTAAATCAATACCCGACTATGAAGATAAGAAGGCTGCTACTATTAGTGGTATAAACGATCTTAATATCAACGAAAATGATAAAAAGCGAATGTTAATGATAGTTAGATATCAGTGTCCGAATAGCTTTAAGCTTACCACGTATTTATATAATGCTATGCTTAAATTTGAGGGATTAGGTGTAAAGTAATATGGATGTATTTGTAATAAATACATTACCAGATAAATCAGTTGAAGCATTAACGGATACATTCTCTAATTTAGGGAATGTATCCGTTGTTTCACCATATAGGGGTAGTCAGATAGATGAAGCTTTTCCGCTAACTCATATATATAACGATAATAATGGAAAGCTGGATTCTACTGGTGTAAATGTTCAACATTTGACTGCAATTGAAAAAATTGTACAGCGGGGCGTCGGTGGTATTATTATCTTAGATACTGTTAGAGTAACTGATGTACGTTTTGTTACTACATACCCAATACCGAAGAATGCTGATATGTGTATATACACTTCACCAGGTGTACAGATAAATGGTATCGTTTTAAGTGGATCTAAATGGGTATTATTAGATAGTGATGATTCAATTTTTAACAATGTGTGTAATTCATATTATATAACACCATCTGGTGCTAAAAAGATATATAGTATGAGAAATGAAATCCTAAGCACAGGTAAATCATTCGGTGAGTTTATACAATCAGTGTCTAATCATCTAGCTACAGATCGTATTATTACATATATGAGCTTTGATGCAGTGGTTACAAAACCAAAATATAGATAAAAAAATCCCAACCATGTGGTTGGGATTTTTTAGTTATAGAATCGACGACCCTAAAACCCGGTCGCTTTAGCGCTGGGATACAGAGTCGCAAGGGCGTTTGAAGAAAATTTTCAAAAAATGTAAGAAATTTTACGAAATAAGTTGAAAATTTCTAAAATTTAGTGTAAATAATTCCGTGGTCCTTAAAGCCTACAAATATCGAATTTATCCAACCGAGTCTCAGAAAGTTCTACTTTCCAAGACTTTTGGTTGTGTTCGATATGTTTATAATCGAGGCTTACATTTGAAAACTTCAGTTTATCAAACTGAAAAGAAAGGTCTTTCCGTTTTTGAAATCATGAATCAAATGGCTAAATGGAAGGAAACTGAGGAAGCGAAATGGTTGAAAGAAGTTAATAGTCAATCACTTCAAATGAGTTTGAGAAACTTAGATATGGCTTTTACTAGGTTTTTTAAAGAGAAAGGGGGGTTTCCTAAGTTCAAAAGTAAATATGACGGGCAATCTTTTGCAAACCCCCAAGGTACAAAAGTTGATTGGGATAAGTCATTAGTTTCGATTCCAAAATTTAAAAAAGGAATTAAAGCGGTTTTTCATCGTCAATTTGAGGGAAAAATCAAATCTTCAACAGTTTCAAGAACACCTACGGGAAATTTTTTCATTTCAATTTTAGTCGAGGAAAACGTTGATCTACCTAAACTTCCAGAAAAAGACGAAAATAAATGTATTGGAATTGACCTCGGTCTAAAAGACTTCGCAATCCTGTCTGACGGAACGAAGATCAAAAATCCGAAACATCTCAAAAGTAATCTAAAAAGATTGGCAAAAGCTCAACGTAAGTTAGCTAAAAAGAAGAAGTTATCAAAGAATCGAGAAAAACAAAAAAGAAAAGTAGCAAAAATTCATGAAAAAGTAGCAAATTGTAGGAAAGATTTTCTTCATAAAACAACTGCTAGTTTAACCAAAAACCAAAGTTACACTAGTATAGCTGTCGAAGATTTAAACGTAAGTGGAATGTTAAAAAATCAAAAATTATCTAGGTCAATTTCAGATGTAGGTTGGGGGGCTTTTAAACAGTTTCTCTCTTACAAATGTAATTGGTATGGAAAAAATCTGATTGAAATCGGAAGGTTTGAACCGAGTTCAAGGCTTTGTGATTGTGGATATTACAATCATGAGTTGACTTTGAAAGATCGGGTCTGGACTTGCCCGATTTGTAAGAAAACTCACGATAGAGATGTTCTCGCGGCGAACAACATTAAAAGGTTCGCTTTCAGAGAACAAAACACGTATAAAGAAGAATTTTTACCGCCGGAACAGCGGGATTTCAAGCCTGTGGAGAAAAACATTGGTTTTTCTGTGAAGCAGGAAGCCACAGCCCTTTAGGGCTGTGGTAGTTCACGTAATGTAAGATATACAGTAACACCACCAGATATAAACGATAGTACACATAATACTAATGTAACCATAATAAGATTACTTACATCTAACTTTACACGACAAATGTGTTGATTTATGTCTAATGAGTTATTATTATGGTCTTTGTTAAATTCAACATATGAAAAAGTCCAATAAGTCGTTCGATCTCACTGTTACCAAGGATGGTACTACTAATAACCAATCAGTTGGTACGCGATCCGGTGTCGCGAATTTTATTCGTGAACTACTGGGGGGTGTTCAATCTGGTAGTGTTAATATCAACATTGAGGTTAAGGATGTCCCGGTATCAGTCACTCCGACCGATACTCCACCGTCTGCTTAATATAATCAAAGACCTGGGGTATATTAATATCCCAGGTCTTTTTTTTTTTTTGGTGTGCTGCAGCTGCAGCTAAGGAATCGTCCGGCTACACGGAAGCTGATTTCTTCATTCAGCTTAAGACTGATACTGCGTTCGATTCAATTGATGCTAATTATAATGCAGCTCTTGCATCTCTCGATACCGCCCTTCTTGATGCTCCTACTAATCAAACCAAGTAACAAATGAATATGATTAAACTTATCCTAACTGTACTACTTACTTTTAGTGCAGTAAATGCCCAACCCACATTTATTCGTGGTGATCTAAATATTCGTTATAATACTCGTAGTATCGACGGTGAGGTAGAAGAGGGTGTTGATGATGTATATACTATGAATATTGTTGTATCTAATAGTGCTCAATTTCGTGGTACTATTATGTATCGACCATACATCAAGAATACATTCTCTAACCAAGAAGGGTCAGCTACATTTAATCTTAATTTAGATGTTGTTAACCCTAATAACCCTACTCAATCTCGTAATATTGGTATGATGACAGGTAAGGTACCTATCGATTATGATAACATTTATGATTACTCTAATGGGGATGTTCAAGTTAGTATCTTCTCTATGGGTACTGCTAAGGGGTTTGATAGTAAATATCGAGGTATTACTGCAGGTAAAGCTCCAGTTGATACCGGATTAATGTCTAATATTCGAAAGAAGATTTCTGATAGGATTAATATCTCTAAATCTGTAGGCGGTAAATCAGTTACTATTGCTGTTACTAAATACGACAAGATGGAATTTGTTAATCATATTATTGCTGCAGGTCCGGTACAAATCTATTCTGAAGTTACGGTTAATGGATGTATGTTGTATGATTATGAGAGGTCTGCTTGGTATCTACAAGACATGTCAGTGACATATCCAGTTGATGGTCGAATGATGATTGATAAGATTTCTGGTAATATTCGATGGAATTCAACTGAAAATAAGTATGAGTTTGATGTTAGAGTGAATGAACCCCCAATGACTGAAGCCTCGGTATTTTCAGGTCCGGCTGATGAATCTGCATTTTTCACTGTAGATAATACTATTGCATCTTTAACTGGAGATATGAAGTATCAAGATACCACCGTGAATAACATCGTAACCGGCTCATCAGTTAAGATTGATCTGGTGGGTAATAAGTTAACAAAGCATCAGACTATGTACTTGGCTAAGTTGTTACTGATTAGTAATATCGTACCGCTTAACGCTGATTAATACTACTCTAAAACCACCACATAATGTGGTGGTTTTTTATTGCGCTTATTAATATTCAATATACATTCAATTTATGCCTAATTTTACAAGACTAGTTGATATTGCAAGGGCTATTAAACTCGAAAAACAGAGTGGTAGGAGTTTTCATGTAGCATTTGCATTAAGACATAGAAAGATTGTCGAAATTGGTGTAAACAACCTAAAAAAGTGTAGTCCTGCATCATTAAAATATAAACCATACAATGATTGGCATAGACCGGATTATAAAGCTCGAATTCACGCAGAAATGGATTGTATTGGTAGGTTAAACAGATTAGATATAGATCATAAAAAGATCATTATTGTATCTATTCGTATAGATAATAATGGTAGGGTTTCTTGTGGTAAGCCGTGTCCAAACTGTTCATATCAACTGGGTTTAGCAGGATACACTAAAGTCTTTTATTCAGATTCTAACGGTCAATTTAACAAACTATAACATGTTTAACATAGGTAATCATATTAGAGATTGTACACGACCGGTAATTACCGGTCATATATTCTGTAAAATACAAACAGAATCAAGAAAATGGAATCCAATCACAAAGAAGCCTGATGGAGAATTAGTAACTAAGGTTTCGTATATTGTGATTAGTAAAGCCACTAATCATTCATTTGAAATCGAACATAAAAATGCGGAGCTATTATGATTAAGAGGTTATGGATTAAGTTAAAGATGATTTCAGCTACTATTAACTATATAATAGTAGCTGAATTAGGTACTCGTGCGGAATATGAATCGTATGAGTCACTATATAAAGTTTACATGCATTCATTGTATAATGAATTAAAAGCATCTAAGTAAACATATATGAATAAAGATCAGCAACATTTAGAGCGTGCATATAGTAAAATTTTATCAGAATCTGTTAATTTAGATGATATGTCACCGATTGATTTGGATGATCACTATCATCCATCACAATATAATCGCCGAATTAAAACCGTAGTTAATGTTCGAGATGAAATTGAAAATGAACTTAAAATGCTGGGGTTACCATATCAAGGTAGTGTTCAGATATATGCAGTAAATGATATAGATGTATCAACAGATGATCATTTAGAAATATATTGGTCAACACCCGAAGGTAAAGATGTTCAGATTGCTACATTTTTACCGACTAGGTGGATTGCATATGATGAGAATGGTAATATTGCTACACAAGAACCATACACTTGGGGTAAAGCTAATCAAGCGGTTATTGATACCGTTAGAAAGGTATTAGATCCGTCATATGAATCAGTACCCGATGAAGAATAAAGTATAATTGTATTTGCATTTAGTGTGTTAGTTGTTATCATTTGTCTTGTCAATTAAGTTATAAATGGGGTGGTAGCTCAACTGGATAGAGCATCGGTTTTCTAAACCGACGGTCGGGAGTTCGAGTCTCCCCCACCCCACCAACTTAAGATAAAATTTAACAAAACAAGCATTGTGATTTCAGCATTTATCATTCTATTAGTGTTAACATTCACGACTGGTGTGTATACCGGTTACAATTATTGTAATTATCGTAAAAAATATAATACAACCACGGATCAAAACCATGAAAAATAGAATCGTTGTATGTATTATATCCATTCTGTGCGGTATTGGGTTTTTATATGCATCTCAACATTTAGCCACATTAGCTCATAACGCACCACGTGATGATTACGGTCCATCAATATTAGAAACAATTTATACAATTCCGGCAGTATTTTTCATGACCTCCGGTATGTGTTTAACGATTGGTGGTGTTGTTGTAATCATATCAACACTTTTATCTGAAATTAAGAAATAACACAACCATAATTTACCGGGCGTTTAGCTCAGCGGTTAGAGCAGGGGACTCATAATCCCTTGGTCGAGGGTTCGAATCCCCCAGCGCCCACCAATTTTACCTATGACTAACAACAATCAGAAACATCGTGACGTCAATCAAGTACCCAAGAATTTTGTATACAACCTTCGCCTCAGCGGTATTAAGGTTCGTATCAAGCATTATCGCTGGGTATATGATAGTCTAACTAATGATTATTATCTGGCTCATGTAACAAAAGAGAATAAGAAATCTGTAATTATTGATGATGCTCGCGGTGGTCGTACAGAGGTAGAAGTTACTATGCATGATGGTCGGTCATATTCTGCTAGTTCCATCTGCCATTATATGGATAACTATAATAAGAGGTATGGTGTGTATACAGCAGCCACTCGAGCTCTTAAGGCTGCCAAGGAAGCATCAAAACAGCGTAAGGGTATATATTGTAAAATTTTAGTGGGTGATGACTCGCATGTGGTAGTTTAATACCGTTAATGTATTAAGGATACTATGAAAGAGTTAATACATTTGCTTATTTTCATCATCCTATGTATAGTATGTTTGGTGGTGTGGTTTGTAGTAAATTTCAGTACTAGTGGTGTTGTGTTTATGATTGGTTGTTGCGTGCTAATTATAACATATTTCAGCTCAGATGCTGTAGATTGAGATAGTGATTATATCAGACCTTTAGTGCTTGATTGTTATACAAAACTCAAATAATATTGAGGTATGAAATCAAACACTAAAGGTTCTGCGTTATTGGTAACTATTATTATCGGTACGGTGTTGTTGATAGCTGTAACTGGGATTCTCACTCTTTCGCTTAATGAGTATCGAGGATTATTAAAATCTTATCTCGATACTGCAGCTTTTCATATTGCAGAATCGGGTATTGATCGAGCTGCTGCAGCTATTACGAATAATGATTTTTCAAATGCTGTAGATGTTATACCCTCAAGTGTTTCTAATGAATCGGGTATCTGGTATAAAGGAATGCGTAATGGTGTAGTTGTATATTATCGCGGATTCTTTCCTATGGTAGATTTAGGTAATGGTAGATCCGGTATGTGTTCTGTAATGTGTTATCCTACTACGAGTACTACATATACCATATATACTCTAGGTACTGCAACTAACGGTACAAACATCACATCTCAACGAGCAATAAAGGTAGAATTTAAAGCTAATCAAAATACAGGTAGTGGTAATGGTGCTGCTATAGTAGCGAAGCGATCATTGAGTATTGGTTCGGGTTCCGACGAAAACCCGTTTGATGTAACTCGCGAATCGTATATTCGAGTAGCTAGTTATGATAGTAATAAGGGAGCTCCTAATATGGTAGTAGATATGAAGACTGGAGCGATTACTGGTAGTAATTATGATGACGATACATCTATCGGTGTTAGAGATGTTAATGGTACTGCTAACATATACTCTGCTATTGTATATGGTAATATCGTAACAGGTGGAGATAGGTCATCCATCATACTTCAAAATAATACTAAGTATGGTACTAAACAATGTACGTCAGGTAATCCATATGCCTGTACGTTAGTAGATATAGATAGTGCTGCAGCATACTATAAAAATAATACTGCAAATATCGGCTATACGGGGTTTAATATATCCGATACTGGTGGTGTCGGTGATAATATATCTACAAACTTTAAATTCAATGATAGCGATTTCAATATAGATGGTTTTAATACTGATGGATCATATAATACTGATGGATTAATTCAAACTAGACTCACATACGACAAAGATGGCACTAAGCTAGTTGACTCAAGTAATGCCAATCTCAATAAGAATAAGGTATATATCGGTCCTAGTAATTACACTTCGGGATCTGGTACAAAATCGTATACTGTTGTTGATAATGTAAATGACATGGAAGAGATTGTCATTAGAGGTCAAGCTGTATTGATTGTTGGTAACAATATGAATAATGCTAATTTGAAATTATCATTTGTAGATGATCAATCGACTCTTACATTAGTACTTGGTAATACTAGTACATCTAATGGTACATACACATTAATGACTCAAAACGAGCTTAATAATATTGCCCCTGATGACAACATGCAAGGTGTAAATCAAAATATACAGAATGCTGATTATATACCATCAAGATTTAAGATTGAAAGTGCAGGAACACCAACTGTATGGTTCCGTGTTGGTAATAAGAGTAGAGCTTCAGCAGTAATCAAAGTACCTAATGGTAAGGCTTATATTGATTGTCAATCGGCATCTAGACGTAATCAATTTAGGGGTCAGTTAATTGCTGACGATGTTACAATTCTAGGTAATTGTTGTCTAGACTTCTTCTATGATGTGCAATTAGGAAAATCAAAGGATACCAAATCTAAATTATCATTAACTAGCTGGAAACAGATTCTACCATCAACATATGTTAATCAATTATGAACACACAATCTAGATTCCTATTAGATCTACATTACTTTTTCGCTCAAACTGATGGTACTTATGCAATACCTAACTCATCGGTGGGTGATTTACTTAAACGAGCTAAAATAGAAATCGAAGCACTTCTACAACCACCACCAACTAAGAACTATATAAATCATTCAGTAGTTGAATTACAAAATATGATATTATCTAACACAATCAGTGATACGGATAAGCGACAAATCTTAGCTGAACTTAATTTTAGAACATTTAATACGGGGTATAAATTCGGTCGAACCGATGCAGAATTGTCAGAATTGTCAGCTAGAGATTTTGAAAATAAATATTGATTATTAACAATAAACAACTACTATTATATACCAATACACAATATGGACCTAAGAGCGCAAGTAATTGGATATTTACGAGTTACAGATCCTACTCATCGTCTAACATATACAAAATATGTGACAGATGCAATAGAACGCGGTATTAAACCGATATCAGCTCAAGATTGGGATATTCTTGTTAGTATGGTGGGTGATCGACAAATGACTGATACTGCAGTCGAGCGCAACTTTATAATTAATATGAAGATTGCAATTGATAATAAACCGTAAATTAATACTTTCACGTCTCGGTATTGGCACAGTTTCCTAAACTGATAGCGCATAATTGGATAATGTGAGTTCGATCCTCACCCGAGATACCAAATTTTAGTATACACATGAATGAATTAAAAGAGCTTGAGTTTGATATTAGTGAAGCTGAATATGAGGCTTCTAAATTACTAGATAGTGGAAACACATCTGAATATCTCGAAATGCAAGATCATATTACATCCTTAAAATTACGTAGGGATCGTATTATTAAGCAATCAAAATTATCATAATGTAATAATTGTATTAAATAGATAACAATTTAACTATAATATGAGCAGAAAAACCACAACAAACGAAATCGACCATTAAACCGCAATGCATGTATTGTGTTAATATAGATAATAATACTATTGAAGATCCTACTAATAAGGCTTATATAGAAACAGAAATTTTAGTATGTGAATCACCCGAAAACTACTAACAAATGCAAAGAATAATGATTGGGATGTAAAGGATGGTAGTGAAGTTGTTGTATATAAAATCGTTCCAATTGGAATTATTAAAAGGGGCGGTTGGAGTTTTAATGGATTAAGTAATATATAATTTTTGCGACGATAGTGTAGCGGAAACACGGCAAGTCCGAGCGCGGTATCCCGCAAGTAGGCATCCAAATGGCAATCGGAAGTTCGATTCTTTCTCGTCGCACTAAAACAAATAAATTAAAATGAAATCCTTAAAATTTAAAAGCGGACTGCAAAAAATTCGAGATATTAAAACTCCGTGTCTTCATCCAGAACATAATCCACCTTCGCATATTTCATTACCCCCCGGTGAATATGTTCATATCTGTCCGGGGTGCGGAGAAAAGAGAACTTTTGTGGTTCCGAACTTGTTTTGTTAAGTGTATAAAAATAAAATGTCCAAAATGTGACGGGGCAGGTTATTTACTTTTACTAAAT